AATTAAATCCCATATCAGTCATCAATTGCAACTTCTCCTTAAACCCATCATCAAGATTAGGTTCATTATATGTGGCAAATGAGACATCATTCAGTTCCCATGGCGTATAGACAGAACGAATCTCAGTAAGAATCTTTCTGAATTGATCCAGGGTCATGCACTCCTTCGGTGCAGGTTTATCATAAGCATTAGGACAGAACCAACACTTATAGTTGCAGTGAGTATTGTTTTCTATCTGTGCAATTCTATATCCAAACCCATGAAACTCTGGCAGTGGACGTGATAGTGCGGAACTCATACGCAGCGGTCCAGTGGTAGATAGGTCAGTGAATTGATATCACCCAGACTACCTTTCACCCAAGTATTAAATGATAGACTGATACGCTCAGTCTCTGATTGGTTAGCAGGAACACTGTGAGTGAGATTACTAGGGAAGATGATCAGCTCTCCCATCTTCATAGGCAGCAAGAATGTTGCACTATTGAAGTTATTAAACTTATCGTTAGACAGACTGATGTCCCGTTGCGCTCTGCTACGAAACTGAATGGGTGGCAATTGTTCATTGATAACAGGATACCAAACACCACTAATCATACTATTAGGATGCACATGTTCGTGGTGTGATTCGCCCTTACCAGACTTATTGATCCAGGACTGAGTAATCACCACCTCATCTTTAGAACTCATGATTTCACGAGCAAACTTAAAGATCTTGGACTTGATGAACTCCCTGATGTTTGATAGTTCTGGTTTATCTAATACAAAAGTATCTTCTGACTGTCGGTTGTAGTGTATCTTATTACCTGCATCTCCACCCTTGTTTTCTCTACGACAAGGAAGATTGCGAATATATTCCAACTCTTTCTCGTAGGGAATAGGATATTGTGCGATGAGAACTGGTGTTGGAAATAACGAAAGCAATTCGTCTTGTGATTGTTGTTGTGGTGGTTGCTGCTGAGGTTTTTTGCCCGTCAGATCATCAAAACTTATTGACATTTTTAATCTTCTAGATGTGTTCAACTCTATCATATTTAACCATGCACGTCAATGGTGCTTGACACGAAATCAAAATTACCTTATAATATCAAAGTGTTCAGCATCCTCGTAACTTTGGGACTGAAGACCCTTTCTGTGGTGGGAAAGGTGAGTTGGTGATATACTAGGGGGGAAAGAACTTCTCCCTTTTTTTATCTTATAAATTAATTTGTAATCCCTTATAGACGTATGAATTTCACGATATATTCTAAAAACAATTGCCCATACTGTGAGAAAATTAAAAAAGTTTTAGAATTGACAAAAAGTGAGTTTGTGGTCTATACTCTAGGAGAAGATTTTGATCGGGAATCATTTTTTGATAAATTTGAAGAAAATTCTACTTTTCCACAGGTTTTATGTGATGATAAAAAATTAGGAGGTTGTGTTGACACCATTAAATTCCTCCGAGAAAACAACGTCATCTGATTCTCCACTAAATAAAGACACTCATCAAGTTAATCGTGGTATTGAGTTTATACTAAACAGGAGAAGAAAAAGTCTAAACGAAAAAATTAGTCCTGAGGTAAGATCTATGTTAGCAGTAAGTTTAGTCTTTGGTTCATTTCTGACCGTTTTGTTTCTAATACTAGGACTCGTAATTGGTTGGACTGCTAGAGAATATATGATGAACTATCGGGAAGTACCCAGACCTCACCCCGAAATGTTTGATGAACAGGGCAACCTGATTCCAGATGAGGTCATAGCATTTAATTTTGAAAACTATCATGACGACAGCGAAGAAGATGACAACAACGACTAAGGCAAAGACAACCACTAAAAAGAAGACAACTTCATTTGTGGTGGATAATCTTCCAAGAAATCCACTAGCATTTGAAGTTTTTGACTTGGTATCTCGTTCAAGAACAAAGGCAAAGAAGATTGAAGTATTGAAGAAGTATAATGATCCTTCACTAAGAAGACTCTTTGTATGGAACTTTGATGAGTCCATCGTCTCTATTCTTCCTGATGGACCTGTTCCTTATGTTGGATATGATCAGCAAAACACTTATTCCGGAACTCTAACGACTAAAATTGATCATGACATTCGTACAATGTATGAATCTGGAAATTTCTCTCTAGGTATTAGTGATAAACAGGGGCACACAACTATTCGTAGAGAATCAAAGCACTTCTATCACTTTGTTAAAGGTGGCAATAGCGGAATTAATGCAATTCGTCGTGAAACAATGTTCATTAATATTCTTCAAGGACTACATCCACTTGAAGCAGAAATTTTAACTCTTGTCAAAGATAAACAACTAGAAACTAAGTATAAAATTTCAAAAGATATTGTTTCGGCAGCATATTCTGATATTATTTGGGGAGATCGCGCATGACATCTGCAGTAGAAGAAAAACAAACAACGCCAGAGGAAGGACAAGAAATGATTCCAATCAAAGAATCTGATTATGGATGTCAGATTCTTTTAGAAAAAACTACTATTGAAAAAGCAAACGACAAGAGTTTTCCAACCGATGCTAAATTGATTTGGTATATTGTTGATGGAGTAACGTGTATAGATCTTACCCGTTGCGGAAAGGACTCTAGACTTTTTGATATGTACTATGATAAGTATGGCAAAGGTGCCGTTCAAAAGATTGATTTTGGATATGGTGGGATCAATCCAAAGAGTTGGGGATATGAACCACCCAAACCAAAAAAGAAAAAATAACTATTTGTCTTAATACCAAGACACTTGACTAAATAATGTATAAGGTCTATAATAAGACCTGACGTTCATCCCACTCTTGGGTGGGACGCAAGTAAGTCGCGGAACGGAGCCGTTCATCCCATGCTAGAAATATTATTCTATTCATCACTCACTTGTGCTCAGGCCGATGCAATTATGTTTCGGATGAGAACAAATGAGAATATTCCTCCTGAATACAAGGTGGAATTGATTGAGGTCATGAAGGAATCAACACCTGAATGCTACCCTTGGGACGCAAACGACTAAAGGAACGGACCTAAAAATCCAATTACTTTAGGAGTAACACAATGAATACACTTAACCTGATTCGCAAGCAGATCAACAAAGCATCTGCACTTCACGACGCACAGATTACTCACACCTCATATCGTGGTGTTGAGTACAATACTCGTTGTGTAGAATCAAAAGAGACCCATGGTACATTCTGTTATCGTGGTCGTATCTACAACAAGTGAGTCACTTACGTTAAAATTGTTAGGGGGGTTGACTAACCCCCTTTTTTTGTGTAAAATACTTATAACCATATGCAATTTTATGAAAAAGGATAAATTAAAACTAATTGTCCGGAATTTAGAATTGTTAATCGATGCTCTAAAATCCGAAGTATATTCTGACAGGGAAACATATGTTTCCAAACAGGAAAACTTTGATGACCCAGTTTCTAATTATATTGTGGACTATGATGAAGTTTTTGAGGATGATTGATGAAAACTAAGCAATTGATTAAAGATCTTAGAAGTGCAATTTCTCAAAATTATTTGTATAATAGTGATGAGCTTAAATACATGCGAGAACAACTTAACCAACTGGAACTATCAGTAAAAAGAATTCCAAGAACAAAACCCAAAGGATTTGGTGAAAAATGACTGTTAAACTTATAAGTGTCACCCCTGATGCAGAACAGACCATGGCATATATTGCTAGAGTCTCTAATCCATCAAATCAGAATAATGAAAAGTATTCTGGTCTCCTAAAATACTGTATTAAACACAATCATTGGTCTGTGTTTGAGCAATCAACAATGACTCTGGAGATTGAGACTACTCGTGCCATTGCAGCTCAGATTTTAAGGCATCGTAGTTTCACATATCAAGAATTTTCACAACGATATGCTGATTCTTCAATGCTATCAGAGAAAATTGCTTTGCCAGAACTACGTCGTCAAGATGATAAGAATCGTCAAAACTCTATTGATGACTTAGATCCTTTTATAGTCCAGAAATTAGAACTTCAGATGCAAACTCTGTTTGATTCAACCATGGCACTTTATCAACA